ACGGACAATAAAGAAAAGAAAAATTGTCAATCAAAGTAAAATAACATCAAAAGAATAATCGAGGTTCTGTCAATTCGGGTTATGCCCTCAATGATGTTGATCTTTATGAAGCTAAGATTTCTGACTTCTGTGACTGATATCCTATAGAATTATTAAGAATTGGGTCTGTAAAGCTCTGGATAGGTATGGATCAAGGGATGTAGTTTTCTTAAATCAACAGAAAAATAATCACTAGGATGAGTCTAAATATTAGAATCTATTATTTGCACAAACCAAACTTTATAGCAGCAGTTTTGGTAACAGGGAAGCAACACTTCTCTCGAGAAAGGGAAAATTTGAATTCTATGGTCTGTCCTGACCCATGGAATAGCAATCTCTCTTTTTTCATCACAAGGCTCAGTATTGGGATGTAATCGCAGACATGGATAGGGGTGGACTTATGCCTACTATACCACAAATAAGGAGCCCAATTTCTTTCTCCAGCGGGTTTCCAATCTAACATCCATCTATCTGATTGATCCAGCATACGTTCTCTATCTGTTATCTTGGCACACATACTACAGGCTATCCCAAATAGCACCCATCTGATCTTCTCAAAATCTGATGAGTATAACCTCTTATTCGATTGTGTTGATATGATAGATATGTCTATGGGCTTCTTTCCTCTCTGAAGATAACCTAGTAGCCTGGTGTAGTTCCCTTTGTGAGGAAACACGCATCCCACAATGGGTAATGAGAAGGCGGATTTTGTCCGGACCATCATAGATATGAGTTTATCATCAGAGGCCAACCTGTGGTTAAGCTCTGTCAACACCTCCCCTAAAGCCCAATCCCTCTGATTTATATTGTTCTTGAAACATTCCCATTGTTGTCGTATCACAGATCGGTGATACCCTAACCTCTTGAATGAAGATGACTTTCTATCTTTCAAGATCCACCACACCTCTGGCATGGTCCGCTGTCTCGTGTTGCAAGTTATGATTTCCACTTTGGCATACAACCCCAAGATAATGCTTAGCCTGTTTTCTAATTCGGACCTGCTGTAGATGTAATCCTTCAAAATTGCAAACTTCCATTCATGAGCATGTATCATTTTTGACAATACAGCTGACCTCGTTTCAATTTCCTCTCCTGTGATCTCTATGTCAGATATTAATACCTGTATGTTGTAGGAGGTAAAAACAGGATTCCAATCTGTCTCCCATCTATCATGGAGAACATCATTAGCTCTATCTACCATGAGATGAGAGATAATTGATGCAGCTCCTGTGTTCTTGAGTGCAGAGTCACAATGAGGGTAAACCTGAGGAATGGCAGACCCGGTGTCCAGTAATGTCGATATGATTATTCTTCCTCCCCACAATTCTGACAAGACTTGACTCGTCCCTCCTAACCCATTTCCTGTGATGAACACCGATTTATACTTGTTGAGCTCTTGAATCTCTCTAGAGAAGATCTCCATGTACTTGTATGACGCATTTGTAGGCAGAGATACCAACTTATGAAGATCCACTCCCTCTATCGGCCTAACTGTAATCTTATCATCATCTATGGGATCACAAAATGGGATGATCTCTGCCCTGATTATAGAGGATTCAAACAACGTTATACAGGTGGTTAATGTTAGAGGGTGGATTGTAGACCTTAGTTGACTTTCTTTCTCCCCATCATCTTTGATATCAATTGACTTCCGAAGGCTGTCTAAGGTTATCCTACTTTTCATCACTGATTTGGAGTTGAACCTTTGGAATGGGAAATGGCGTTGTGCGCACATAAATGTTCTGGTATCCAGATTAGCCAGATTGTGAGTGCTCAGAACTCCAACAGATCTCCAACAAGCTCTGCATGTCGTATTCTTCTTAATCCAATCGAATACCATCAGCTTTAATGTCATTTTTGAAGTTTTGACATCTTCCGATATTATGCGTGTTTGTCTGCTCGGGAATTTGCGTGTGCTACCTATCAATCCTAACAGGCTTTGTCTTATGGAACGACATGCCGAGAAGCTAGTTACTGGTATGGTGTCTGGTTCTTGGATTTCAGGGTAAGCGTAGTAATGCATCATAGAACTAGGCCAAGAAAAGAACCCTGTCATCCCATACCATCTAGTAACCGGGGTATCGACCAGTAAGGCTTCAGCTGCCCTGACTATGCTCTCATCTGTGGGAGTCTTCCAATCAGATTTGCTCATGCACCTCCATTCTGCTAATATCAGGATTCTGTTGCATACCTGATCATAGACATCTTTCGGTCTAGCCGTTAGGTAAAACAGCCTGTTGTGCTCTTTCACATCCATTAGAGATACAGTAGTGAAAGATTCCTCACCCGCAGGCCCGGTCACATCTATCATGATGTTGTCGGCGATTGCATCTGTCAACCACTGCAATTTTGTTCGAGGATTCATGGAGTCTAATGCGTCATCACTCAGCTTACCTAGATCCCAACCTGCGTGAGGCAAATATTCAAGAACCATGGATATCTTCTCCTTCGGGACAAATAGATATTTGTTCTTCTTCTTTGATGGAATCAAGAGCGGGAGTCGACTGCTCTGTATGTCGTAAAATTCTTCATCCAAAGGATTGATACAGGAATAGCAAATCTGTTTGTAATGATGAGTTTTCTGTTGCATCATGTTGGATTTATTGGTAGCAATTATATATTGATGCATTCCCTCTATGATTGCGCACAGATTTGCCTGGAATAACATGTCATAATTTTGAGATCCCTTAGCATATCTTGTGAAGGTGTCAGTAGATACATGATATCGAGTGGAGAACAAATAATTGGACGAACACAAAGCCCCATGCTTTAAACTGGTGTCTCTAAATCTGTGAATTTCCGATCCACTGGTCCCCTCTGTCACCCCTCTGAATTGTAAAGGGTCAATATCACTAACAGCAGTTACACATGACTGGATGATTTTTGCGGTTTCACTTTCCTCTGGCACAAACCATCCTATGACTCTCATGAGATTGATCGGTCTTTTGACGAGGGGTTCTCCGGAATATATTTTTGATCCTGTCGTTATCACGACCTTCTCTTTTGTTACGCTCCCGAGATACGGGGGATTTGTCCCTATGCCTAAGTTCCATTGATCTCTGGTGACAGGAGAATCTGGCAAAAATAAGGATATAAACCCATCTTCACAGTCGCAGAATGACCCATTCTCCATGCACTGGGCTTTTGTTAGGAATGACCAAGGGAAAGCAACTGTAACCCCAATTAATTCTTTTCCCCATCCCAAGTAACGCATCTGTTTCGCCAGGTCTGTTGGACAATCTGGAAGTTCGAATGTGGGTTCGACTGAGCATCTCCACAGGAAGAACCTGAAATAATTCTCTTCATCTAGCATCAACCTTCGCAGAGGGTCTCCTTTCGTCTTCCCTATGGCTAGACTAACTATCGTTGACGACTTTGTCACTTTACTTGTGATGCTTTTGATGTATCCGAAGATTGTTGACTCCATTATGTCGTGAATCAGTCTTATGTGCAGATGGTCCCCAGAACACAAGTGCTCAGATATTACGTCTTCCATATCAGGATCCCTGCTCGTCATTAGATCTCGAAATTCTGAGTTTCTTATCACCCGCCCATCCGATAGGAAGCGCTCCACCACTCTTCTGAGACCTGCTGTCGGTGTCACTGGTGCCAAAAGGTTTACGCTAGACACATCCTCGATCAATAACTTCATAGACCTTTCAGGCATGAATAACGGTTTTACCCATCGCAGGAGATATTTTGAGGTGCGGTCTGTTGCGCTCTGCAGATCCCAAGCATAGAGTTGACTCAACGACAGTGACAACGGATCAGGAAATCCCCTCATGAGCAGACTCCACAGGTTGAAGGTCACATAACCTCCTAGTATTCTAGGGACTGTTTGCATAAGACGTCTGATTTCTCCTCTTGTTATCCGAACTTTCCCGACTTTTGTTTGCACACTATGACCTCCTCTGAACTTCAACCCCCAACAGTCATCATCCCTCAACACCTCCATCAGACCCTTCCCTATGAGGGGGTGATAAGTCAACAGATCCTCTGTGCACACACTACTCATGAAGAGCCCTACCAGATAAGACACCCCTATGAACGGAGCCGCTTGAGTGGCTGCTTGTGCATTCCCCGCTATTGTGTTTAAGACATTCTCGACAGTCATGGTTTCTTGGTTAGAAAAGGGGAATATCCTCATTACCTTCTTGAGATCCATAGTCAATGGCACTCCTTTAAGTACTGGATATTTTCCATACACGAACAGATCTTCTGATATCCATGTTTCCAATGGTTTGAGAGGCAGTCCTAATTCAGCAAAGCCATCAAGCAGATCATCGAATAGCCCGAACAACACAGTCTTCATCTCTTCCAACCCCATCTTAGTGGCCTTTCCTGAGGAATCTACTTGATAGGTGTACATGGTTATTTGCAGCACTTGGTTATCCCCCATCCCCATGCTTTTATATGTACAGTTATGCTTTCTGCAGATCCAATCGAGACCTACCACTGTGAATATGGTCCATCCTTTCTGTCTCAGCCCTTCTTGACCACCTTTGTGTCCCGTGAATGAAAATGGAGGTTCGGGGACGAAGTCCCCCGATTCGTTAATCTTGGGCAAATAAGATCCGTCAGCAAGGTAAAAGTAACTATCTTTAAATATGTCGTAAGTCATATTATAAAGATCAGTCATGCCGAAAAGTTCTCCCAAAGCTTTAAATACGTGGTATGTGGACTCCTTTCTCATATGCCCGTTCCATTTTTCGAAATCCAAAGACATACAGACTGTCTTTGAATCAAAGATTGCTCCTATCTGTTTCTTCCTCACCGATTGATTCTTCACTGTACTATACATCTTCTTTGTCAAATCCAACTGAGAGTCGGTCATGGTGATTTGGGGGAAATATGGTAAAACATGTTCGGAGAGCATAGACTCTGTGATCACCACATATACTCTCATGAGATGAGACATTAACGCAAACATTCTTGGGGTCGGATTTAATTCCCTCTCTTTGGATCTCAGTCCTATGATCTTATGGTCATGAGGAAATTCTCCCTTGTTGACTTGTTCCAGGAATTCTCTCGGATCTATAGATTCGTGATTTATCCATCGAAGCACTCCTCGTCTAAGCTCTTGGTTCATCACGGTCTTCTTTGTTAAGATGTTTTCTTTCAATTCTGACAATGTAGGAGAAACACTTTTGTCCGCCACGATCATAGATAGGTTAAAGGACTCTGGGACAGCAAATGTCTTATCAAACTCAAGTTCTGCCCACTCAGATTCTTCAAATGATTTTTCAATGTCAGCCCAATCCTCATTTGCTCTCAAAGCTCTGGATAATGGTGTTTCACCCTTCACATGAGGGAATACCCCCTGCTTTGACTTGTATGCTCCTAAGAACATCTTTTTGAAATGTATACCCATGAGCTGAGGCATTTTCCCCGCCTTTGTAATATCCTTTTGACCGATTATAATCATCTTTTCCATCCCTTTGCTTGGATTTACGATTGGGTGTCCCCAAATCCTATGAAGCCCAAATAATTGGATAAGATGGTGTGGGGACTCGATTCCCTCGAGATACTTCACCAATTCCACAGCCCGTTCTCCGAGCCAGAAGTCCTCATCCCAAATATCGTTCAGTGTATTCCGTAGAAAACGACCAGAGTCTATGAACTCAGATGTGCATTTCATTTGAACCACGCCCAGAACTATTGCTTCATATGCCTTCAGTAATTTGAACCCAGTCATTCCGGCCTTGTTCAACACCCTGTCCCCCCATTGGATGATGTATTCTATCTGCGCTGAGGATGGGTAATGATCCTTGCTCATGTCTTGCCCCAGAGTCGCCCCAATGTGTACCAGAAAACGCTCTGTGTGAACATCTGATATCCCCCTAACCCAATCTGATGCAAAGATGACTAAATGATCTTCACCATCCTGTTTGTACCCGAGCAAAGACCCAGTTATTATCAGTCGTCCCTTGTTCACCTCCATAATTGCTTTGAGAGGATCAGCAGTAGAATATCGGGGAGGAGGAGGTCTCCTACTTGACACAGCATTCATAGCTACCAGTATTCTTTGCATCCCCCTCATCCTTACCCAATAGTCGACCGGGAATCTGTTCTTGAGGGATTCCCATGCAGCGCTTAACATCTTTATATCAAATTGATTCGGATTGAGAGAATCCATTTGCAATCGGTAAGAGCAGTCCTCGAAGATCTCAGATATGATGCACGGTTCCGTATCAATAAACCAGTTGTCTGAAAGCCTGTGGAGTAGAATGGGATCTCCCTCAACTAACTTAGAACACTCTTTTGATAACACCCTGCACGATTGATGGAAACGATAATTCACCCGCTCTTTCTTTTTGATCTTGTCTAACAATCCTGATATGGAGTAAAGAGGATTCTGAAGGTGATAATCAGGAAGGGGATCAAATATGTTCTTCCTAGGGGCATCCTCATCTTGATAGATCTCCATACTCTTCGTATAATCCCAAGACCACAATTTCAATTGTTCTATTCTCGAGAGGCTAGCAGATCAGGAATAATAAAGACGAGTAGTGTTCAATTATGTTAGTCTCAGTTGTTTTCGTTGAGACATCCCATGAAGTTAGTTTTCTTAAATCATACTTGCCACTTGATAGTGCGGCTTATTGTTTTACGCATCGAGCGGACTTTATGCAGCAGATACATTAATATCCCGACTAGGTGTCCCAATATAACCAAGCACACATAGTGTACTGGGTCGATATCGGCAGTACTCACATCCATGTTACCTGTGTATCTGTTGTAGGAACTAGATGGTGTTGTTGCGTTCTCACGGTTTTGTTTGCCCTGATGTTTCTCCATGCTTTTGTCCCCAAGACTATCGCTACGAGAGTCAAGAGGACGGTAATCCATAATGTAATCCTGGTCATAATGTCTGTGAATATGCGGGCTGCTGATTTCAGAAAACCAAACCCGAATGTGATATCTGGCTCCCATTGTGTAACATTTCTGTCCTTCAGTAGAGGCACTAAAGATAAGGAAGCCTCTCGATTAATATGTTCCATCCAGCTTTGTCTCAATAGTTCAGGGTTGACAATCTCTGTGCTGATGTTATCTGTAGCCCGAGACACTAAATCATGGGCAACCCCAAAATGTTCTTTATCGGGGAGTTCAACTCGGAGACCATCATCAATTGAGTACTCGTGAGCGCCTACAGTAAACACTAACTTTGAGTCCACACGGTGACGTTCGCATTCTGTGCTATCCTCTAGATAACCCTTCTTTGGGTTCCACATGTATATCTTCCCCTGACAAGATACCGCCACACGATTAGGATTCCCACAAAATTGATGTGGCTTCACGAGTTGGCAGCCGATTGCTGGGTGGCATTTCCTAAGATACCCTGTTTTGGAGAGTACCATATAAGACCCACCGATCCTAGTCAAGACTTCCTTATTTCTGTCCCCTCTTAACATCATATCTAGAATCTCACATTGTGTCTGACAAATATCCTCCCCTAACACCTCAATCGCATCGGAAACCTGCAAACGGAGAGATGCAACATGTTCATCAGAGTTAGCCGTTGGTGTAAGCGCAAGCCTCTTTGCTCCCCTGTTTGGACTAGCACTCTTATCCTCCCATTTGTAGAGCAACCCAGATGAGGACCTAGAGATCCCTGAGCATGCGCCTTTCAATTGGACCGAATTGGATATATCAGGGATGACAAAGCGACTTCGCCTACAACTAATCAAATCCTTAGGCTTCTCGTACCAATCACACCCTAACTGTTGTACAGACATGAAAGGACAAGTCTGAGCATCGAAGTCTGGGTCCCATAGGTAAATATACTTCCCTGAGATGGCCCGTCCGTCTGCAACAGGGTAAGATTCAGAACCGAGGGCCGGGGTCACCCTGATTGTTTCCTCAAGGTAATCAATTCCGCTAGGAACTGATATATGATCCTGAGAGACCTTTGTATCCGAAGCGTAGTGATACTCCGGAGGCAAATCGGCAGGTGCTTTGACATTGCAGTTCTTTGTAGGGCACTTATCTCTGATTGCATTCTGGCACTCTGCTTCCGTTATATCGAGCAAGGTTCTCGTAATTTCACTTTGCACTGTGGACAGAGTCCAAGTCTCAGTGAAAATTTGCTCTACCCTGACCTTATTGCATCTGGTCACGATGGGGCCTCCTCTGTAAGAGGACTCAGAGTATAAGTATACAGACCCGTGATGATCAGGTTCTTTATCCCTGGTGCACCTACGATAACAGGATTCGGCGTAGGCCCTGGCATCTTCCATTTCCAGAGTGCAGATGGCTATAGGTCCTACAGAGTGATTGAAGTCGCTGAGAGCGAGGAACAGTTGGTCATATAGGACACAGAGGGTGATCACAATCCTTATAACAGAAGAGAATGTCATAGCTGATCCTTCTAGAGAATAGGACACAGAGAGTTTTGATTTGTAGAGTCTCGATAGTTTTCTTAAATCAAACTACAAGACGCCTGAGTCATTATTTTCCTTTGGGTGGAGAAACAGGTGGTGTTATCTTGGTCAACAACAACCCGAAAGGGTTGTTGTCTAAGCAACCCACAAATGATCCGCCTTTCGCCTCTTTCATCCTGGGAATATCTTCATTTGCCACCTCAGATATTCCAATATTGACAATGCCTGAGAAAACATATCTACACTCATTTGCACTYACCAACCGAGGTGACAGGGTCAAATTGGTCTTCCCTGGACTCAACTTATGTGTGGACGGGAAAAACACTTCCCTAGGAAACAGCAATTCACTACGAGGGGTCCCTGGACCAAACAGATCAGAATTCACAAAGTAAGTCACCTGATCTATATAGCCTTTTGATTGGAGGTTGCTTAAGATCTCTAACAAGCCCGTCTCATCTTTAATCAACTCTGTGATTCCTGAATTCCACAACTTAGACATAAGAGTGGTACACATATCTCCGGATCCTTTGTCGTAATGATCAAAGTACCAAACTGTGTCATTGAATGTCATTCTGTACCAATACATAGCAGTCATCTCTAAAGGATTTCGGGCTCTTTGATCTGGTTTTCTGTAAGTAGTCGATTGATCCTCAATTAGCCTATGGCGTATCTCATTTGTTTTCTTAAATCAAACTTTCGACAAACATACTAGGTTGTAGTTTTTATTTTATTTTAGAGCCTCCCATGGCTCACTAGAATCAAGAAAAGACAACTCTCAGCTCATACTAAATCTGCCAGACCTTCCTATATTGGTCAGTTTTTCCGTGATCTCTCTGTTCTTAAGAACACCTAACACTCTCTTCTCATCTATGCGTGAGCTTGTGCTCCGAGCAAGGAGAGATGGAGCGCTTTGCTTGTTTTCGGTTCTCATAGTCCTTCTCTTAATGACCCTCCCCCCGCCAGTTATACCTCTCCATAATCCCCCTTTAGATTTATAATATTGATCATCTTCTGAAGGCACAGATATAATGGACGTATTGTTATAATTCGATTCTATCTCTGATATATCAGACCCCTCTAAGTCATCTACAGAGGCATCCTCAGTCCCCAGTATTGGGAAATTAACCATTCCTTTCATCCCGTTCGGGTGTAGTGTGTTCACAGCACTTACTATGTAACCAATGCACACACTGAATAGCTCTACCCCTGGATCAACATTGACTCCTCTTATTCCCAATATTACAGATAATCGTTTTTGGATATGGGGATCAGATAGAGACAAACAATGATTAGGATAACTGACATAGTCAGACCTCCCCTTATCCAGACAGTATTTGTGCACGGATATGACTGATTCATCAAGATTTCTAAATGTGGAGTCGATTAAAGCACAATGCCCTGAGATTGCAGTGCCAAACTTAGAGATGTATCTTTGATGCAACAAAGGCTCTATTGAGATGGTAACACATCCGATATGAATGTATTTGTTGTTCTCTTTGTCCTTTTTCATCATATCTAGATCCATTTGGTCAAATAACGGAACCTGTCTGATAAGAACATTGTTAGAACCTGAGGACGTAACCACGATATTCAACTCTCTTTTCTTGGCGTATTTGTTCAACATGCCTGAGTATACAGTTCCTGTCCCTACAGCTGAGGTCAATGATCCTGATTTTAACACATGTTTCCTGACTGAGTTGATGTTCAGCATGATGAAGAAGAATCTCTGATATTAGTCTGATCTATGGAGAAGCTGTGATATCCTGTCCTTCTCGCTGGTTTTCTTAAATCGTACAATAGCAAGCGTGCAACCCATTAGTGATATAAAAATTAAAAGATAGAATTGAAGCAGCACAACACAAACCTCGGAACCCCTATCACATCAGTGAATCACTTCATGATGTCTACAATCTGAGCAATGGTCATCTGGTTGTCTATCGCCTGATCTTGAAGAGCTTCCTTAATTTCCTCTGTCAATCCTCCTGCAGCCACCTGTAACATATCATCAGTGATGATCATGTCCAGTACTAGAGGATCACATCCAGCCACCTCATCGACCTCAAAACCCAAATCAAGCATCAATTTTTCTTTCTCGTGATGCACTGTTTCTGCTGGGCTCTTTGTAGACACAACTTTCGTCAGAGTAGGTGTTAGCAATTCAGAATTTATGTCCTGAGGAGGTGGTATGGCACTTTCAGACAACTGCTTCAAAGCCTTTTTCCCCTGTGCTATCCCTATGGTCACTACCTCTGTTGGGCTTTGGACTTCTTCTGTTTTCTTGGCTAGGGAATTGAGGGCATTTAAAACCGAGTCTCTGGTCTTATCCAATTCCTTAACTATGTCATGTTTGTTTGATTTCATAGTGCTTGCCAAGGCATCAGAGCTGTTCTTCACACTGTTCGAAGCCACTTGGATGTTTCTCACTTCAACCTGCAGATCCTTGACCGCAGACACCATTTTTTCCATGAGCATGTTATTGTTTGCGTAAGTTACGCCAGCAATGAACCATTCCATAGAATTCGCGTCAAGACCCAGTTTATAAGCTAAGGCTATGGCGGTATTGGTCATGATATCTGAAACCATTACCCCCTGAGTGGCTGCAGCAAGTTCCAGAAGTTGAACAACAGTCTCAGAATTTGCTTTATTATTGCTCTTATTGTGACTATTATCCACCAACACCCCATCAGGAATCGTTGTATCATCGAACATAACGTCAGGAGAAGATGTCCCATCATTATTAGCGGCAAAATTATTAGGAGAACGAAGAAGGCTTGTGTCCACGGACTCAAAGTCGAGATTTTCGTTGTCCATAATTCTATAGCAAGAGAAAAGTAAAGGCTGATAGTGAAACTAATAACCTCGAAGATAAAGCGCATAGATTTGATTCTGGCAGTCTCACTAGTTTTCTTAAATCAACACTGTATATATATATGAAAACGGTGGGAGCCCTAAACAGTAAAATTTCTGCTCGTCTGATACAATTGTCAATTCCCGCCGACCCAGGCTTCTCCAGACATTGCATCAACCAGCATTTGGTCTATGATCTTGTGAGCCATCCTGTTCGCGACAGCTTCCAATCGTTCTTTTATTGTCGCATCCAGTGTCTTGATTGCGTAGATTTCTGTCGGATCACCCTTCTCCCCTTGAGCCGATATTTTTTTGCACACTGAAGCAGCAACATACACTAGAGTCTTGCATTGAGTAGATTGCAGAGTCCCAAAGTACTTCGGATCCCAATTCCGAGCATATCTGAAATAGGTAGTCCTCTTGGGGTGTAATTTGGTTATCTCGAAATCTTTGATGATGTCGAGAACTTCCTTAACTCCGGCACGAGTGGCGGGGCAATCCATCTCTCTGAGCAATTGACCAAACTTGATACCAGTTTGCTCATGTATTTCTATCAAGAGAGTGTAAGCGTGCATTCCTGGGTATGAAAACTGCTGTCCTGCCAAATAAGTGAGAAGCCCTTGTTGTGTTATGAGCAGTGGATCTTCTCTATTTTCATTATAAGCAACCCACAACACCCAAGTGGACAGTATCTCGGGCCTCCGCCCAAATCCTGTTCTCAAGGTGTTCAATACAGATTCTGTCGGATTAAACGTCTTGATCACCTGGCTTGATGTGTCATACCACGAAGAGAATCTATCTCGCACCCGGGGCAATCCTTCTATAAACGACTCAGCTGTCTTTGCACACAATTTTATGATTATTGCAGCTAAAAATCCATAAGCTGCTGCTTCTGTTTCATCGACTACCTGGGCTCTTGACGTAGAAGGGGTCCCGGCTTCTTGGGCTTCCAGTCCTTTTATAATTTTGTCCAATGCCGTTTTCCTCTCTTCATCTGTCTCAGCAGCGAATGCTTCCCTACTTTTGACCAATTGTTTTTGTTGCAGTTGGGTCAAGCCCACTCTAGCTACAGACGATGCAGAGGGTTGTTCGAATGTAATTTTCTTTCCAACACCGTCCGGAGGAGGAGACAACATGGCACTGAATTTAGAAGTTGCAGGCTTAGGTATGGAGACAGCTAGAGCTAAGCAAGCATCGATGGTCTTAGATGTGATAGCTCCAGAGGCGATATTTGACAGCAGTGTCTTCCCAATGGAGATCATGTTGCCTGCAGTCAATTGAGCTACATCATAACACACCACATTGGCTAGATCATTGTCATCCCACCTCTTAGAAGCTCTTTTACCAACGGTCACATCGTCCACAGCATCATAGAGCTTGTTCGCCACCCTCGCGATCTTCGGTTGTTCCTGCGGTTGAGGAGTCGACTTGACTTCTGACTTACCACCTCTCAATGCTTGCAACCTTGCCAACTTCTCTGCCATGGTTTCTGCCATGTCGATGTCTGTTCTATAGTTAAGATGGTTTTAGGGACGCGAATTTCTGCTTGAGTACGGTTTTGGGGGATCTCGCTCTTTTCCAGTATGGTTTAGAATTGTTAACTTTTAATTTCTATACTTTCAATTGGACATTTGTTTTTATTTTCTTTATTGTCCGTAA